CATGCGGCAAACGATCCAGCAGCGTGCCGCCGAAGTGCGCCAAGTCGTCGAGCGCGTCCAGCAAGGCTTGCTTGCCGGGCGCGTTCGCATCGTCGTCGGCCAGCAAGGCGGCGTCGCCTTCACTGGTCTTTCCGAGGAGGAGCGCGCGGGGATCACGGACGGCTGCATATATCGCCGCATGATGATCACGGGCTCGGCTCTGACGCGGGCGGCTATCGCTCGCGCCGAGCAACTCGCCGGGCGCTCGATCAACCCACAGACTGTAGCGCAAGGCTTGCACAGCCATGACGGCGGCAAGTCTTGGCACGGACACGATTAGGAATACCCATGACCGCCATTCTCCGAATCGGCGAGTGTGAGCGTCGATGCCGAAAGGCGGCCTGCGGTGGAGGTCATGGGGCTTCGCTGTCTATTCCCGTTCAAGGCCGTCGCCCTCACACCCAAATTTTGAAGGAGCCCCACCAATGCCGCTCGCCGTTCCAGCCTCGCCCGAATTGCAGACCGCCATTCAACGCAAGCCAGCGCACGGCAAGGCTTGCAACAATTGCGGCGCCTGTTGCCTCGCCACGCTTTGCCCGCTCGGCAAGGCGCTATTCCTCCGCGAGCGCGGCCCATGCCCGGCGCTCCTCCGCGCTGGCGCCTCCTATCAATGCGGGCTCGCCGCGCATCCGGCGCGCTTTGTGCCCGGCGCCGTCCAGCGCTTCGGCTCGACCATGCTCTCCGAGGCCGCGCGCTATCTCATCGGCGCGGGCGACGGTTGCGACGCGCGCTTCAATGGCGAGCCGAAGGACGAAGCCTTTGCGCGCGACCTCGACGCGCGCAAGCAAGGCGAGGAGCGACTGTCGCTGATCGCGCAGATCCTATGGGGCGTGCGGGGACTTGAATGGAAACGCTAGCGCTATGCGGAGCCGACGAGAAGCGCTGCGCGCCGACGCGGGTGCACCGCGCGATGCGAACGCCCGACGGCGGCATTCTCACCTTGGAGCCCATTGCAGCCTTTTGTGAACGCTGCGGCCGATACCGCCGCAAGAAATTGGCGAAGCGCCGCGCGCCAGCGCTCGCCATGTTCAAACCAAACCGGCGCAAGAAGGACAGCTACCATGGCAAGAAAGCTAAAGCCCGAGGCGGGCGATACTCACACGGAAGTGCATGAGATCGCCACGAGCATGCTCGGGGTCTACCTCCTCGGCATCACACCGCTGGTGCCGCATGCAATGTCGTTCAAGAGCAAGGGACAGTTGCTCTATCCGGCGCCCGCGAAGAATCGAGCGGAGCGGGAGACCTCGCTCAAGCACGATCCGTTCGAGGAATTCCGCGAGGCGGCGTATCGCTTTCGCGATAAGGACAAGCAGCCGACGCGGCTCTATATGCCCGCCGGTTCTTTCCACGCCGCCATGGCGTCGGCCGCACTCGATATGGTCGGCGTCAAGAAGTCTCAGATCGGTCGGCTCACCAGCGTGAGCGGCGAGAGGATCGCGGACAAAATCCCGATATTCGGCACGCCGCAAATTTGGTGCGTCTCGGTGCGCTCAAGCGACATGGCCCGCACGCCGGACATTCGGACGCTTCCGATCCTCCCGCGCTGGTGCTGCTTCATCAACGTGACGCACATCGGCTCGCTGATCTCCGAGCGCTCGATCATGAACCTCCTCGGCGCCGCCGGAGAGATCGTCGGCGTCGGCGACGGGCGACCGGAGAAAGGCAAGCTTAACAACGGCAAGTTCCGCGTGGTCGATGCCAAGCACCCAATGGTGCAGTCGCTCATGAGAAGCGAAGCCACCAAGGCGCAGGACGCCGGGCTCGCCTCGCCGGTCTACTACGACGCCGAGACGGAAGCCTTGCTTGAGTGGTTCTCGTCCGAGCGGACCAGCCGCCACGCCAAGCAACCGCACGCGCTCAAGGCCAGCAAGTCTCGGGGCACGCCGCGAGGCAAGCCGCGCGGCAAGGGCAACGGCGCCGAGGCAGGCGAAGGCGCGCACACCTAAGCCCTCACACAAAATGCTGGCGGCGAGCACCGTGGGGAGCCCGCCGCCAAGCATTCACTACTCAAACTCCGAAGGAGGTAACGATGTCCACTATGAAGACGAAGGTGAAGGTTTTAAGGCAAATGTTCCGCAACGGCCGGGCGACCGCCGAGCAATTGGTGCGAGAGGCTTCAAAGAAAAGCCACGAGATGCACGACGACTTCGAGTGGGACGACCGCAAGGCCGGGCACGCTTATCGAGTCGACCAAGCGCGCAAAATTATCTCGTCGGTCGAGATCATTCTCACCCAGTCGACCAAGGTCATTCGCACCGTTGCCTATGTGCGCGACCCTTCATGCGCTCCGAAGCAGCAAGGCTATATCTCGGTCGACAAATTAAAGTCGGAGCGAGCGCTCGCTGGTGAGGCGCTCGAAAATGAACTCGACCGAGTCATCGCTTGCTATGAGCGCGCCAGCGCCTTTGCTGACGCGCTCGATCTCCGCTCGCAATTCGACGCCGTGCTGCTCTCGGCGGTCGATCTCCGCTCGCTGATAAAGCGCAAGCGAAAGGTCACGCCGGAATAAGAAGCGAGCGGGCGCGCCTCATGTCTTCGTCGGCAACCAACGCGACTGGTCAGGACAAGCCAAGCCCGGCTTGGCCGCGTCAAGTCAAGCCAAGCCCAACAAGTCGGGCCGAGCCACGCACGCCCCGTCAAGTCGCGCCACGCCTAACATGCCCGGTCGCGCCGCGCCGAGCCTTGCCCCGTCTCGTCCCGTCGAGCCAAGTCGTGTCTTGCCGAGCCTCGACTAACGCGTCCGGACTTGCCCAGCCATGTAGCGTCGCGCCCAGCCGGGCCTTGCCTTGCCACGCCCATCGAGCCGCGCTCCGTCCGGCCGTGCCCTGTCGCGCCAAGCCGAGCCATGTCGCGCCCAACGCGTCGAGTAGAGCCGTGCCGGGCCGTCGCCGGGAAAAGCCTCGCGATGCCGTGCCGTGCCCAGCCATGCCGAGCCTCGACCGACGAAGCCTTGCCCAGCCTTGTCATGCTTTGCCGTGTCAGGTTGCGCCATGCCATGCCTCGACCAACGGGTCCGGCCGCGCCATGCTAGGCCGCGCCAAGCCGAGTCCGGACCAACGCGCTTTGCCAAGTCAGGACGAGTCCGGTCTAGCCTTGCCGGGCCTTGTCAAACGAGCCGACCCGTGTGGAGCCGGGTCAGGGCACGACGAGTGGAGCCATGCCGTGTCCAACGAGTCCGGTCCCGTCTGGCCGCGCTCTTGCTTGTGCCGAGCCATGCCAAGCCCTGTCGCGTCCAACGAGTCGGGCCGGGCCTTGCATGTTCGCGCCAAGCCAAGCCCCGCCATGTCATGCCCAACGAGTCTTGCCGTGCCAAGCCGCGCCGCGTCCGGCCCTGCCCCGGGCCGCCCGTACCAACGCGCCGTGCCTCGCCCAGCCGCGAGGAGTGAAGCCGAGGCCAGCCGCGTCCAACAAGCCGCGCCCTGTCGAGCCGTGCCACGCGGTCCCGAGTCTAGTCCTGACCAACGCGCCAAGCCAAGCCAAGCCTCGCCTCGCGCTGTCTTGACCAACAAGCCACGCCGGGCCAAGCCGCGCCGAGCGACGCCCGGCCGGGCCGCGCCTAGACCAACGAGCCGAGCGACGCCCCGTCAGGTCGTGCCCTGTGAAGTCCCGCCAAGCCGGGCCGAGCCTCGCCAAGACCAACATGCGGTGCCGTGCGGTGCCCAGCCGCGCCACGTCTTGCCCGGCCGAGCCGGGACCACCGTGCCGCGTCCCGCTGTGCCGCGCCCCGCCGTGTCCAACAAGACCCGCGAAGCCAAGACAAGCTGTGCGGAGCCGAGCCTTGTCATGCCATGTCCAACGAGCCTCGCGATGCGATGCCACGCGAAGCCTTGCCGAGTCCCGCCTTGCCCAACATGCAATGTCGAGACAAGCCGTGCGGAGCCGAGCCTAGTCCTGTCCTGTCCAACGCGCCTATCAACCAGTGGAGAATTAAAATGTCAGACGATATCGAGAAGAAGTGGACGAAGGTCGCCAGCGACTTGCTACTCAACCGCAAGATCGTCGGCGTCAAATACATCAGTAAAAGTGAAGCGAAGTCCCTCGGCTGGTACGGGCGCTCGCTCTCGATCACACTCGACAGCGGCTTGGTCGTGTATGCGTCGCAAGACGACGAGGGCAATGGTCCCGGCGCTCTATTCACCACCGCAGAGAAGGCTAGCGTTCTGCCGGTGCTGTGACCAACAAGACCCGCGAAGCCACGCCAAGCCGGGCCGAGCCAAGACCAACGCGCCATGCCAAGCCGCGCGATGTCCGGTCGTGCAATGCCGGGCCAAGCCCTGCCTCTTCCAACGGGCCGAGCCGCGCCGAGCCGAGTTGGTTGCGCCATGCCGCGTCAAGCCCAACGTGCCTGCCTTGCCGGGCCTCGACCGGTCAAGTCACGCCCAGCCGGGACCAACAGGTTGCGCCGTGCCCCGTCTCGTCCCGTCGAGCCAAGTCCAACATGCCCCGCCGTGCCCGGTTAAGCCCCGTCGGGCAACGCCCAGCCGAGCCTTGCCGTGCCCGGCCCAACGTGCCGCGTCCGGCCATGCCAAGTCAGGTCGCAGCCGAGCCCGGCCCAACTTGCCGTGCCACGCCTTGCCCGGCCGAGCCCTGTCAAGACCAACGGCGCCGGGCCGTGCCCTGTCATGCCCTGCCCTGCCGAGACGCGTCAGGACCGCCAATGTCGAGAAAGCGAAAGTATGTCCGCATGCCCGAGCGGCTCGCCGCCGCTCTCGCATGCTTGCTCACGCAAGAGGAGCGCGACGCGCTTCGAGCGAGGAGAGCGCCAGCACGCGAAGTGCTCGCGCTTTTCACCTTCGATCACATCGCGCTCCATGCGTGGGGCGGATCGGATCGCTGGCACAACCTCGATCCAAAGCGCCGCGGTCTCGCGCTCAAGAAAAAAGACGCGGCCGATACCAGCCGCGCATTCAAAGCAAAGCGCATCGAAGAAAAGTGGAGTGCGTTCACCCGCGCAATGGCGCGCGGGAAAAAACCCAAACGAAAGGACAGCCAATGGCACCGCAACAAGCGCCGCCCGAATACGCCGACGAAATACATCTAGGCGATGGACTCTACTGCGCTCTCAATATGTTCGGACAAATCCGGCTCCGCGCGCCTCGCGGCGAGGGTGACCACATTTGCTATTTGGAGCCGGAGGTTCTCGCAAGCTTCCTCGACTGGTGCATTCACAAGAACCTCATCAAAGGATTTGACCAGTGAGCCCCAACAAACCCGACGCGGAAGTCCATCTAGGCGAAGGCGTCTATGCGTCATGGTCAGGCAATGAGTTGCGCCTGATGTGGCGGCATCGCGTCAACAGCGCGAACCGCATCACGGTCTATATCCCGGCGAGCGGCGCGGCGATCCTCGCGGCTTGGCTTGAACTCACGCGAGGCAAGCAATGATCGAAACCCTCGTATGGCATCAGGACATCGGCGCGATCTCCGCGCCGATGATCCTCAAGGACGTGCCCATTGATATCTACCATGGGCAATGTTGCGCCGGGCCGAGCGTTAGCTCCACCAACTTGCGCCGCATCTTTGAAGCGAACGGCGGCTCGCCCGCGCATTGCTTCTCCGAATGGAGCGGCAACCCGCGCAAGGCGGAGAGCGAGGACGAGGAGCGCGAGCACTTCGTGACCGGCCGCGCTGTTCACCATTTGCTCCTCGGGCAGCAAGCCTTCTCGGCGCACTTCGCTATCCGGCCCGAGAAGCGCTGGACAAGCTGGCGCACCGACGACTCGAAGAAATGGCGCGCGGCGCAAGAGGCGGCCGGGCGCTCATGCCTCACCGAGACGGTGGTAAAGGACATTATCGGCATGGCGAAAAGCTTGGCCGCCGACCCGACCGTTCGGCGTGGCTTGCTCGGCGGCAAGATCGAGCGCTCGATATTTTGGTTCGATAAGGAGTCGGGCCTTTGGTGCAAGGTCCGCCCCGACGCCATCCCAACCGATAGCGGGGACTTCGCCGATCTCAAGACGACGACCAGCGTTCAATACGGCAACCTCGCGCGCGCTGTGCGCGAGCATGCCTACCACCAGCAAGCCGCGCTGGTGTTCGAGGCGGCGACGCTGGTGCTCGGCATTCCAGCGGCGGCCTTCTCCTTCACCTTTTGCTTCGTCGAGAAGAAGCCGCCCTACTCGGTGCGACAAGTCGCGCTCAAGGCCGAAGACCTGGCCCTCGGCGTGAAGCTAAACCGCGCCGCCCGGCTCCGCTTCGCTTCATGCTTGAAGCAAGGGCGCTGGCCCGGTCCCGGCGACGGGCACATTGTCAACATCGACCTCGGCGACCGCTATCGCGGTGAGGCCGTGAGCGCGGCCGATCAAATTTTCAGAGGAGGAGAATGATGCCGGTATCTGTCGGGCCAGCTTACATCGCCGCCCTCAACGATAAGACCGATCGTGTGGTGGCGCTAGCAAACGAAGCCATGAAGCTGCTCGCGGGCATCGACGACGACGAGGCGCACACCGCGCTCACGCTCGTGGTGACGGCGATGATCCTAGCGACCGCTCCACCCGGCAAGGAGCACGCCGCCGCCGACGCCATGAAGCGCACGGTCCTCGAAATGCTGGACCGGCCCGACATCGTCGAATGGATCAAGCAAGGAATTAAGCACTTGCCGCCAACCAGCAGGAGGAAACAGTGATGCTCAAGCCCGTTTGCTTTCCTTGCCGCCGCTTCTTCCGCATGCGCAAGAGCGGCTACTACTTCACCGAAGGCATGCCGCGCGACGGCTCCAAGCGCCCGCCCGCTGGCAAGGACGCCGACGCGCACTGGAAGCCCTACAAAATTTGGTGCGCCGATCTGTGGGAATGCGAAGGCTGCGGCACCGCGATCCTCGCGGGCTCCGGCTTGTCGGCGATAGCCGTCCAGCACGAGGCCGACTTCGCCGAGGTCCGCAAGCAACTCGGCGCGACTCAGTATCAGGTTAACGACTGCTGAAAAGGAGGAGAGAAGCCATGTCAGTTTTCCGTTGCCCGCAATGCGGGCACGAATGGCGCCAGCCGAAGGAAGGATACAACGGCGCGCTCAAGCCATTCCTTGAGCGGGTCGTCGCCATGGGAAAGGACGGCCGCACGCTTGACGAGATCACCGACTATCTCCTGAAGCGCGACGCCGACCTTTTCCTCTCGCAAGATTACGAGACGATCAGCAGCAATAGGCAGCGGATCAAGGCCGCCGCTCGGCAAGCGCTTCGTTCTCATGGCATCGCCATTCCGCAAGGGGTCGCCAACGATGTGCGGCGGGAGAAGGCGCGTGCGCGCCGAGCGCTCATTGTGCAACAGCATGACGAGCAAGGGATGCTGTTCAAGGAGATCGCGCAAGTGCTCGGCATTTGCACGCAGCGGGCGCACCAGCTTTACCGACTCGAAAAGCGCATCAGGGACGAGCGTCATGGACCAGCACCGCAAGCGGCTAAAGGATTCGCCACCACCAGCAAGGAAGAGGAAGACGACAATGACTGACGAACACACTACCGACCATACGCCTGTCACCCGCCGCGACTTGCACGAGCAAAATATCGACAAGGTATTTCCCGAGCGCTCGCGCGGCGATCTCGTGCGCGTCGAGCATGGCAAGCTTGAGTTTGCCAACATGACGGAAATGATGAACGCCGCGAAAATGTTGAGCATGGCGACCGTCACCTTGCCGCAATGGCTGCGCGGAAACCCCGGCGACTGCTTCGTCATTCTCGGCAAGGCTTTGCACTGGGGTTTCGAGATCAGCGCGGTCGCCAGCCAAATTTACAAGACCGTCAGCAAGTCGGGCGTCGAGCGCATCGAGCACCAAGCGCAACTGGTGAATGCGCTGATCCTCTCGCGCGCCAAGCTGGCGCGGCGCCCGCGCTATATGTTCAGCGGCGAAGGCGAGAGCCGCCGCTGCACATGCACCGTCTACATTCGCGGCGAGGAGAAGCCGTTCGTCTATGAGTCGCCGCCGATCTCGCAGATCTCGCCAAAGAACTCGCCGCTATGGGCGACCGATCCGGACCAGCAACTCGCCTACTATTCCATCCGAGCGTGGGCAAAGCGCCATTCACCCGAGACGCTCATGGGCGTCAACAGCGCCGACGATATCGTGGAGAACGAGCCGCTCTCCGCGCCCGCGCCGCTCGCGCTCGCCGAGCCCACGGCGGCGCTCCATCAGCGGCTAGAGCAAGCCGCCGCCGCCAGCAATGGGGAGCCCGGCGAAGGCTTCTCCGAGTCCGCCATTGAGGAGGCCGTGCGCGAGGCCAGTGGCGTAAATGCCACAGCGCCCGGCGGGCCAGCGGAGCCCGCTGGTGAGCCGGAGCCGGGAGGGGATAGCCGAGGCCAGCCCGAGCCGGAAAAGCGCACGGGCGCCCGCCCGGCCGCGAAGGCGAAGGCGGCCAAGGCGGAGAAACCCCCCAAGGAAAGGCCGCTGCCGACCAGCCCCACGGAATACCGCAAATGGGTCGCGGGCTGGCTCCGCGAATATGACGACGAGGCCAAGATCGCGGAGCGCTGGCGCACGGAGCGGCGGCTCCGCAATGCTTGCGGGCTGATCGAAGAGGACCGCGAGAAGGTGCGCGCCTTGGTCGACAACCGCATCGCCGACATTCGCCGCTAGGGCACGAAGCGTGGCGAAGTCCGGTGCTCAAAAGGGGACGCCGGAAGCAAGGCGGGCGGCGGGCTTCGTGAACCCTACAAGGCCCATGCCGCCGCCCGCCACCCTTCGACACCACCAATGAGGAACCGAACGATGATGATGACTTTTCGCTCAAGCAAAGACAAGGACCCACCCATGAACCCGAACCCGCTCGATCAAATCCGGCCGCCGCAGCCGGTGCCGATTCCCGCCGCGCTGGCGCGCCAGCGCTCGGAGATCGCGGCGCAAGCGGCGCAGCAAGCGCACGAAATGGAGCAAGCGCTCGAAGACAGTCACGCCCAGCTTATGCAAGCGAGCACCCGCGTGCATTTGCTCGAAGCCAAGCTCGAAGAAATTAAGGCGCAACTTCTTGCGCTGGCCGACGAGCGCGACTGGCACAAGGCCCGGCACATCAGGATCGAAAACTCGCTACGCAATTCGGCCTCGATCTTGCTCGATGTGCTGCGCGAGCCGATGCCCGAGAGCGTCGTGGTCGAGCATCAGACCGACCCCGAGCGGATCAAGCAAGCTGTCGAAGGCATCGAGCGCGAGCTAGCGCAAGCGACGGCTGGCAAGGAGGAGAGCAAGTCGAGCGGCTGAAAATTCGAACCCCTCGCGGCTTTCGTGTCCGCCTGCCAGTTGGCCTCGCTGGCCGCGAGGGTAGAGCCGGAGTGTGGTGCCCCCCGCTCCGGCTCGCTTTTCTTGCACCGCAATTTTCAATTGGAGAACTCATGACTCAGCAACAGCGCCTATGGCTTGCATGGGCCGTGCTCGGCACGGCTTTGGTCCTTTCCATCACCGCCGCCTTTCAAGCGCGCGCCGAGGTTTGTCACACCAAGCGGCAAATAAGCGACGCAACCTTGGAGCGGCGGCCGGGTTACCGCTGGCAATGGCGCAACGTCGATGCTCGCCCTTGCTGGTATTATTCCAACCGCGTGCTGCCCGCCGAGGAGTTGGTTTGGTCGTTCACGGAGCGCGAATTCAACTCCGATGTTGACCGCGTCATCCAGCGCAAATTCTACACGCCGGAGGAGCTAGCCGATGACTGACAGGAACACGCTCGACATTAATTGCATGACGGTCGAATTAGCAGAAGGCATTTGGCGGATCATGCTGGTCTTTGACGACAACTTGACCTTCTTCTCCGCCCGCTCATGGCGAACGCACGAGGAGTGCGACGCCTTTCTCGCCACGACCAAGATCGGCCTCGGCCTCGACCGCTCGGAGCGCTTGCTGCAATAGCACCACCAAAAAGGACCGCCCGAAAGGATGAGGAGTATTTCGGGCGGCCAAGTTATCGGCGAGTCGGGAGGACAGCATCGTCGGACTGACTCGCCGAATCAGTTTGGCCCTCGATGGCGCACTTCCATCAAACGAATGCACTCAAGCCCGACAATGACGATCACCGCGACCAGCGCATAGCCGACCGTCGATGCGCCGACGAGCCCGAGGTCGGCCGCGTGCCCGGTCCAGATCATCGCCGCCCTAAGTGCCGACACTCCGGTCAGCACTCCGAAGAGCACCAGCCGGATTCTTGATAGGGTCGTCGCTCTGCTCGGATCGAACCTCAGTATCGCCGCTAGCTGAATCGCGAACGCGAGCGCTCCCGTCCCGAGCACCAGCGCGAGCAGCGTTTGATACGTTTCCGTTGCCATTGCTGAACCCTCCAATTTTTTTAACCACGAACCGGATCAGCACATCGGTGAGCACGAGCGCGCTCATGCCGCACAGAAAGCCCGCGACCGGCTCGGGGAGATCGAGCCAATGCGCCACCAGCGGCGCGCCATAGTTCGCCATGAACACGCCAGCGATCACACTCGCAATGGCTTGCGGGAACCCCTGCCAAAACACCAGCGCATTGACCACGCCGCCAGCGAGCCCGGCGAACATCAGCTTTAGGTTCAAGCCAAGGTCGGTTTCTATGTTCATGTGACGCTCGAATCGGTTGGCGTCGGCGCGGCGTTGGGCGCAAGGAGCGTCACAAGATCGCGCGTCAGCTTGTCGATAGCCGCGTCGGTTGCCGCCTTGCATTGATCGACCGCGGCGACGATAGAGTCGACCGGCAGCGGCGGCTCGGGCTCGGGCTCCGGCGCCGCCTTGATATAGGTGGCAACTTGCGCGAGGAGCGCCTCGGCCTCGGCGCGTATCTCGACCTCTTGCCGAACGATCGGTCCCCAATGGTTGTAGAGCACGCGCACGCCGACCGCGCACATATCAGTGGCGAAGGCCGGGCATGACTTGGCGAGGTCTTGGAATTGCCGCCCATCGCCGGTGCCATAGCTTTGCGTGTCCTTGATCGTAATGCCGCGCTTGAAAATTTCCGCGAAGGAAGGTTCGCTGCCCGCCTCGTAGCGGTCGAGCAGCTTCGGCATTTCCGGCGAGGCCGCCGCGCTATTCCATGACTGCTGAAACAGCCCGGCCTCGGCGGTGTTCGCCGTGACATTGCTCGCGGTCATGTCGCGGCCTTCGGTATAGTTGCCGCTGCTCTCCCGCATGCCGAGCCCATAGAGCATGACGAAAGCCTTGCGCAGCACATTCTCGTCGCCGCTCGCAACAATGCCGTAGTAGGCCAGCGCGTCCTTGCTGTTGGCTCCTATCGGCGCCGCCATGGCAACCGCGCTTGAGTCGCGGGCGATCAGCTTGCGGAGGCTTTGCGCGAACATCACCGCCATGCCTTGCGTATAGCCGATAGGCGCCCGGCCGCGATCTTGCCAAGCGTAGGTCGCTATCGCCGAGCGCTCCGCCATGGCGCAAACGTCCGCGATCTCTTGCGCCGTGAGCGGGTGATAGTCGGTCGGCGGGAGCGGGCTCATGCCCTCAAATAGCGCCGTCCATGTTTGCTGACCGACGATGCCGTCAACCTCAAGCCCGCGCGCGCTCTGATAAGTCTTAACCGCTTGCTCGGTGAGCGCGCCAAAGTCGCCGTCCTCCTCAAGCTGCGGAGAGGCGCCTTGTGCGTTCAACATTTTCTGCAAGACCACCACCGCATCGCCCGTGCTCTGAATCATGAGCATGGGCATGTCGGTCGGTTGCACGACATAATTCTCGACCGGCGGCGCCCGGCGCACGAAGTGCGGCGCCTTGCTGAAAGCGGTCTCGGTGACGGTGTTGCTTTGGTTGCCGCCGATATATCTGCGCGGGCTCACGCTCGATATGAAAGCGATGTGGTGGAGATCGGAATACTCGAACAGCGCAATGTCGCCGACCTTCTCCGCGCCGCTGGCAACCGGCGTGCCGAACGGCTCCCACGCATCGACATACATCCAGCCGCCGACGCCGAAGTCCGCAAGCGGCGGCTCGATGCCGAAGCGCGCCATTTTGTCCGCGATATAGATGCCGCACCATGCGGTGCTCGGCCCGGCTTGCGCGGCATACTTTGCATGTGAAGGGAAGGCGCGGCCGACGCGCGCCGCCAGCATCGGCACATCGGAGCCGTCTTTATATCTCGGCGGCGGCCCGAGGTCCTCGCGCATCTCCTTCACCCATGGCGTCCCGCTGATCACGATAGGAGGCACGGGCGGCGAGTCGGGCGGCGAGCTCGCGAGCGCTGGCCGCATGATGTTGAAGTGGGTCTCGTATTCGCCGCTTGGCGAATTGGTGACGCCGAAGTCCAGCAAGCCGAGCGCCGTGGCCTCCGCCGCGATCTTGTCCGCCCATGCGCGTCCCTCCTCCTCATAGCTCACCACGCGGATCGAGAGGTCGGGCTTGCCAGCCGCGCGCCGCATGTCGTCGAGCTTCTTCGCGGTGGTGTCGCTCTCCTCGATAATGAGGCCAGCGCACCCGGCATGGCGAAGCAACGAGACAGGATCGCCGCCGCCGACCATGTGCGGGTTCTTCACCAGCACGCGCAAGCCTTCTTGAACGGCGGCGTCTAGCATCTGATCGGCTTGCGGCACGGTATAGGTATCGAGGTTGTCGATCTCGCCGAGCGTGAAGCCGAGCGCCTTCCACTTGCGCCATTGCGTCGCGAGGTTCTGCCAGAAATAAGCGGTGCCAAACACCGGCGCGGGCTCGCCGTACTCCTCCTCGATATCATCCGGCGGATCAATGTAGTCGATGCCGGGCTTGCGGCCCTTCTCCTCTTGCCGCGCGTTGGCATAGAAGGAAGCGATGCCGAGGCCGGGCTTAGTGGTGGCGTCGTAGCCAACCTCGGTGGCGGCTCCGCTCTCTCCGGTATCGTTGCTCTTGCCGATCAAGTAGCGGAGCGGCAAGCCCGCCAGCGGGAACGCGGCCATGATGTCCTCCGGCCTTCTAGTTTATTTGCGGCCCTAGCTCCGCCCCCGAGCCGCTCAAAGTGACAAAGCTTATGCCGTCAATGGAGGCGCCCGCCGCGCCGGGCGAGAAGCCGGAGGAGCCATTCACGCCAGCCGCGCCCGGCCCGCCGCCCGCGCCCGCGCCGCCGCCTCCTCCGGCGCCAGCCGCGCCGCCAGCATCCGCGGTGCCGCTGGCACCCGGAAATGTGCCCGCGCCGCCCACGCCCGGATTCGTGCCCGCACCACCGCCGCCGCCCTCGACTGATCCCGCGCCTTCGCCGCCGCCGCCGCCGCCATATATCTGACCATTGTTGATGAGCGCGACTGTCTTGCGCGTGTAGAAGGCCGGGCCGCCAGCAAATCCGTTTTGGCCCAACTGGTTGCCGCCGTCGCCGCCGCGCCCTTGGATGCGCGCGCCGACATCGAGGGTGACTTGCACCGTCACGCCAGCGGGCCATGTCCCGACATCGAGCGCGGGCAACGCGGTGCTGGTCGAGCCAATGACGACGCCCGCGTTGATGATGAGAAAAATATTGTTGCCGCTGACCGGCGCGACATAGAGCGAGTCGTGCAAGGTCCGCAAATTGACGTTCATGTTATTGGCGTCGAGAACGATCGTGCGATTCGTCGGGTTGGTGACTATCGCCTGAAAACGCATCTCCTCCGCTTCGATATCGAACTCGTCGGCCTTCGGGTTCATGCGCGTGATCTGGATCGGGATCGTCGCTGGCTCGCCGGTATCCAATTGCAAAGGCCACGCGGTGATCTGATAGCCGCCGCCGAGCGAGGGGTCTTGGTCTGGACTGTAGCGGCGGAACACCGCGAAGTTGAAACGCCGGGGCGGATTCCGATAGCGCGCCAACTGAATTGCATTCGAGGCCAGCGCAATTGTCTGGCCGCCCGTGCTGATCCAGCGCGTTTGCCGCTTGCGGATCACCGACTGCTGATAGTCGAGCTCGGCGGCGGCATCGACCGACTGCGCGACCGAGCGGAAGTTATCAAGCTGGTCCAGCTTCAAGAGCGGGTTGATCTGCGCGAAGTAGGTCCAGACTTGCGACAGTCGCTTCTCGGACAGATCCTTGATCTTGAGCGTATCCTCCCGCCGATCATCCTTGGTGAAGGTTGCCGCCGTTGTCGGGATAGCGCGGAGCACTTGGAGGCGAACCAATTGCGCGCGGTCATCCCACCACACCGATAGCGCCGCTATGTCGATAATCTCGTCGATGAGATCGCGCACCGACATCGGCTCGGTGATCACCGCGCTATAGACCTGCCCGAGGAAGGCCGCGGTCTCCGCCAGCCATGAGGCGAGCGGAATGTATGTGCTCGGGACGCCCGCGTAGGTTTGCAACAGATCGGAGATAATGTTCGCCGGATCGACGCCGTTATAGCGCACGCAAAGTTGCGCCCGCTCATCGGCCTCGTGCGCTACCGCCACGGTATTGAATTGCGCGCGCGTAATGGTCGCGCCGTCGCCGAGCGCCGAGTAGGCGGCAACCGGCGGCGTGAAATTGGCGGTGAAGTCGGCGCGCCCTTTGGTGATGCGCATCTCGTCGATCCAGCCATTGTAGTCCAGCAAGCCATCCGTGCGCGCTCCCCATATCGGCCGCCCCGACGTGCCGCCGATGATCAGATTATCCGCGCCGATGTAGGTTGATCCTACCTGCGTGCCGCCGACGAAGAGACGGGTACTCGTTCCCTGCCGACACAGCGCAACGTGCTGCCATGTGTTGGTGACGATCACGCCCGCCGCGCTTTGAATGCGGTTCACGTTGGTGTCATAGAAGATCACCCCGGTGCTATCGATGCGGATGCCGGGCGCGAGATCACCAACATTGAACCGGAAGTCGATCAGTTGCGAATTTTGAATGCCCGGGATGCGCATCCAAAAGTCAATTGAGAAGTCGCCCGCGCCGAAAGCAAAATCAGGATCGGCAAGCGCCGTGGTGCAGATCAAAGTATCGTCGCCGCCGTCAAACAAAACCGACGCCGCGCCGAACTTGAACTGCGCGGTATCAACCTGCGTGTTGCCACCGCGCGATACCGGCTTTGCGCCAGCCGAATCCGTGAACGTCGTCTGTCCGTCCGTTCCCTCGCCATGGCAAAGCCACGTCGCATTTTCCGTGCGCGTGAATGCGACAACTTCCGAGCCGCCCAAATTGATAAAGCCCGTGGCCGGATACTGCGCGCCGACGCCCGGCGGCGTGAGGCGCATGAAGGTCGCGCCAACAGTGATCGCAGTATCCAGCTTGCCCGCGCTCAGGAGCGGCGCTTGCGCGCGGTCGCCGTCCGCCAGCTTCAAGATGTCTTTTGCAATGACGGTGAATTGTCCGTCCCAGCTTGGCCCTTCGGTGCTCTCGATCACATAGTGCCGGGTGTCCATATCGACGAGCGCTTCGCCGAGGAGCCCACGGATCACCCGAATGTTGCGGCCTTGCAAGAAGGGATGCCGCGTCTTGAATTTTCCGAAGTGCGACCCTTGCCGATACGGGTCGTAAGTCCGCTCGGATACATACTTGTCATAGCCGGTGCCGGTGTCGCTGTGCGGGCTGTCCCGGAACACCACCTTGAGTGAGGCGCGCCCGCCGAGGCTCTCGCCGGGCTCAAGCGTGCCGGGCGTTAGCTCCACTGAAATGATGTTCGGCATCGCTTCGATATTCTTCGGCAAGTAGGCCGCTGGCATGGCGAAGCGGAGCGTGGCGCCGAGGTCGGTGAAGTTCGCAATATCCTGACAGGTGACGCGGGAGTTGAAGCACTTCTTTGTCCCGGTCGGCGGCGAGGAGGAGAGCGACGCCTGACATGGCGGCACGCCATAGGTCAGCGAGCAATAGTCGATGTCGATCTCTACATAGGTTAGCGCTTTCATGCCTCGCCCGACATCTTGAGCGCTACCGCGACGCGTTGCGTCACTGGGTCAGTCGTTGGGTCCGGGTCATCGAGCAAACTCACGAAGCCGACTTCGGCCGGATAATCGACCGGGTTCCATGCAAAGAAAAATGGGTTTTCCATTGCCGCTGCAAGGAACGGGTCGAAGTTCGCGCGATACCATGCGGGCGTGAACCATTTGAAGTCGGCAACGCTCTCGCGCCATTCGCCGAGCACAATGCGACCGATATGCTTGCCGCTCTCCGCCTTGCCGATGGCAACGCGCGACTGCCTGCCATGGTCAATGACAACGTGCCCGACGTTGACGTCGAGGCTTCGCTCTAGCTCAAGCGCGAGGCCCGCGTACATGACGCCGATCTCCGGCGCGGCCGAGCCGGGGAGGAGCTGCAAGGTAACGCGCGAATAAACGGCGGGCGCAAATTGCATGATGATCGGACCATTGGTGCTCGGCACCCGCGACATGGCCGTGCGCGAAGGTGGCGTGAAGTTGCCGGTCCAGCGAACCGTGTCACGAATGAAACGGAAGTTGTCGATCCAGCCTTTCCATTCTCCGCTCGCGAACTCACCGGCGCGGCCGACCGAAATATTATTGACGCTCGCATTGACCGAGCCCGAGACAGGCGCGGTCGCAACAAGCACCCCGTCGATGAAAAGCAAGAGCGTGTTGCCCGAGCGCGAGAACGCAAGGTGATGCCAGCCGGGAGTTTGCTGCCCGTTGTATGGCGTCGGGCTTGAGACGGCGAACTCGGTTGAGCCGACATAGACCACGCCGCGCATGAAGCCCGCCGCGTTGCGCTCGATCAGGAACGAAACGCTGGTCGGCGTCACCGACGCATCGCATTGCCCGGCTAGCTCCCGATAGACTCCACCCACGTCCGTTGGGTCGAGATAGAACCAAGTGTCGAATGTGAACGGCGCGGTGCCGAGCGCGAGGAATGCCGCCGCCGTGATGTAATCCCCAACGCCATCGAAGTATCCCGCCGGAACGCCGCCGACATTGTTTTGAATCACCGCATTGCCTTGCGTCGACCAAAGGCGTTCATAGCGCCCCTCGTCCTTGAAGTTGGTCGGCCCCCATGTGTTGTCCATCCAGAGGAGAATCTCCTCGGCCTCATTGCGAACCGGGAAAACATCCGCGACGGACATTTCAAACGGCGCGGTCGGCCTCGCAAAGTTTGCGGTGTAGAGCGCTTGCCCCACTGTTAGACGAAACTCATCCATCACTCCTTGCATAAAGAAGTTGTTGATCTCGCCCGGCCGCCCTATCGCCCATTGGTTAGCACTATCGTTCACCGAGCCAGTGATCGCGGCGCTGCCATCTTGCACGCCGTCGATGAAAAGCTTGACCGTCGAGCCTTGCCGAACGAATGCAAGGTGGTGCCACCCAACGTTTGAGGAGGCATGATAGGTCGCCGCCGTGACCGCGGTTGAGCCCGTGCTGCCGACCATCGCCGTCGCGGCAATTTGGTTTGCTGCGTTGCGCTCCACATAGAGCGAAGCCGTCGAGGATGTCCCGGTGCTGTTGATCTGCCCGCAGAAATATCGCGACGCGCCGCCGAGGTCGGTCAGATAAAACCAGAACTCCAATGTCCAGTCGCCCGCGCCGAGCGTGAAGTTGCCGCTGTCGGGCGTGCTGATCCAGTCGCCCGCGCCGTCGAATAGGCCAGCCGAGACGCCGAAGCGTTGAAGTGAATTGTTAAGTTGCGCGTTGCCGTTCGCGGTCCAGACATTGCCGACCTCGTCGGTGAAAACGGTGGTGCCGGTAATGCCATTAAAATGCAGCATCATGCGCGTGCTCGGCGGCGGCGCCTGATAGGCGGTCGCTTGAATGCCGCTTTGTACGGTCGCGAGATTATGTGCCGCGAACGCGAGGTAGCTCACTTGCGTTTGCGGCGGCACCACAATGACTCGTTGTTGCGTCGCGACGGCCGAGCGCCACAGCAAATTGACCGCCGGGTTCGCCATGTTGCTTGCCGGATATCCGGCGGCCGAACTATCGGCGGAAATATTGGTCGGCGTCACCACGTTGTGCCAGCCGATCAACGGGTTGCGTTGCGAGGAGGAGGTTATCAGCATGGCCGATCACACCGCGAATTTGAGTCGATAGCCATCCCGATTCGCCGCATTGAGCGCCTCGGTCAAATTGCGCAAGTCGTCGAGCGTGAATAGCTCCGAGATACTCCGCCCCCTGATCACAATTTCGTTCGGCGTGCTGCGGCTCGCCTCGCCGCCGCCCGTGCGCGCCCCCATCACCTCGGCCGCTGGCGTGATCTCGACCCGCTCGCCGCTCGCGAGATTAAGCGGCACCAGCCGGTTGTCGGTCCCGCTCGACCCGCCGGGCACCTCGAAGGCGCCGCCGAGCGCAAAGCTAGGCAGCACGCCCTTGATGCTCGCCACGAACGCTAGGCCCTTCGCCAGCGCGGCGGCGGCGGCGACATAGCTCGCCGGAGGCGGCAATGTCGAGAAGGCCAGCGAGGCCGCCCGGTAGGCATTGATGAGCGCCTCGGCAATGGCGAAGCCTTGCGAGATTTTGAATAGCGTCCCGCCTTCCTTGGCGAAGGCGCCGGTGATCGTCTTGAGCGTGCCCGCGACGCTCGCCGCCATTTGCTCGGTGGTCATTTCAAACTTCTGCTCCACCTTGGAGAGCGCCAGCGCCGTCGCCTCGGAGCTAGCGCCCGCCGCCTTCATGGCCTCGCTGGTTCGCAATAGCTCATCTTGATAGCGCACCATCGGGTCACGGTTCTCTTGCAAGAGCCGCAAGCCTTCAAGCTTGAGCGCGAGCCCGCCAGCGGTGGTGCCCAACTCCTCGAGCTTGGCGCGATAGGTCTCGGTTATCGGAATGCTGGCCGCGTGCGCCGCCTGCAAGCCTTGCTCTACGACCTTGGCCTTCTCCTTCACTGCGGTGTTGTCGAAGAAGGTCCGCGTCTCGGCTTGCATCGCGACGATATTTTTCTCGACGCTCTTGATGTAGCTCTCTAGCGCCTTGGTATCTACCGGCTTGCTCAACTCGGCCATGCCGACCGCAGCGCGCACCGTTTGCAACGTCAGCTTTTCAAGATGGATCGCCGCCCCGGCCGCGCCCGCCGAGAGCCCAGTGAACAACGCGACGGTTTGCCCAGTCTCGCGCGCCAGCGCGACCATATCGTCCTTGAACTTGAGCACCGCCGCCCCGGCGCCGCTGAAGTCTCCCGACTTCAATTTGCCAGCGACCTCGACCAGCGCGAACAATTCGAGCGTGAGGAATTTGAATTGCGACGCCGTCAGCGTCACAATTGTGCCGACGCCGCGCAGCACAAAGCCGATAGCGGTGCCCACCGTCTCGAACGACTTGCCGCTCTTACTCGACTTGACGAATTCCTCGGAGAGAAGATTCAGCGCGGGCAACATCCCCACGGTCATTTGCAAGACGATCCCTTCGGTCGCCTTGCTCATCCGCTTCATGTTGTCGTTGAATTCTTGCGCCGCGTCCGATGTGCCCTTGGAAAGCGTAAGCCCTAGCTTCTGCGCCTCCTCTTCGAGCTTCTCGATTCCGCCGCGCCCCATATTGAGAAATGGGATCATCGCGGCGGCATTCTTGCCGAAGAGTTCGTAGGCAATTGCGGTCTTGGCCGCGCCGTCCTCGGCCGCAAGGAAGCGGTCGGAGATTCGGAGCAATGCCTCCCGGCCGGTAATGAGTTTGCCCTCGGCGTCGCGCACATTGATGCCGAGGTTCTTGAATGCCTCCGCCGCTTCGCCTGTCGGCTTGGAGCCCGCATCGACCAGCGAGCGGGACAGCTTGACGATGCCTTTCTCTAGTTGCGCGATCTCCACGTCCGCCAGCTTGGCGGCGTAGGCCATGCCGGAGAATTCCTCGACCGGCATGCCGATAGCTTGCGCCGCCTTGCCGAGATCGTCGGCCGACTTCAATGCTTCTTTGAAAGCATGGATCGTCGCCTCGACCGACTTCTCGACCGCGCGCTCAAGCGCAATGCCGGTGAATATTTTCTTGACGCCAGCGGCGAAGCCTTCGGTTTGCTTGCTCGCCTTCTTGAGTCCGTCCTCATAGGAGGCGGTGTCCGCTCCGAAGATGACGCGCAGTGCGCCGACAATGGAGGAGCCAGCCATGTGCTATTTCCGTTGCTGCCTTTGCGACATCGCTTCCATGATCGCGAACTGCTCCTCCCAGCTTTGGCGCGGCTTCGGCTTCGGCTTGCGCACGACCTTGCGCTTGACTTGCATTTTGTCGAGCCGCGTCATTCGCTTCTCGCGCATAAGGCTGGCGGTGTGCCAAGCGAGCCACGCCAGTTCATTGTGCCGCCGAATCAGTACGTTCTGCCGGGCGGCAAGTATCAAGTCGATCTCGCGCGGGGTCTTGTCCCAGAAGGCGTCCGGATCAAGTTCGTATTCGATCCAGATCGCCCAATACTCTAGGTCGTCGGACCCCGCGTCGGAGGGTTTCCCGCCTCCCCTCCACCTTGCTGCAGCAACGCGGCGTTCATGATCCGCATTGCTTCGTCTTCGCTCAATTCCTCGATCATGTTCGCAATGTCGTCGTCCGACATTTCGGGATGGCACGAGAGGAGCAAGAGACGAAACATCAGGATCATGTCCTCGGCGCTTTGCGTAGCCGTATCGGAGAGCGCGCCGACAAGGCTCGGCATGGTGCGACCGAACTGCTTCTCGAACGCGCGCCGAGCGCCGAAGCTATAACGCAGCGTGTAGGTTTTGCCTCCGGTTTCGAACCGATAGTCAAACGACTTCATTTTGCTGTCCTCATTTTTTTCTGACCCGCATTAGGTGGAGAAGCCTCGGGTGATCGGGCCGGTCACCTTGAACGTAACGGTCGAGCTCATCTTGTCGTCGGTCGGCACCGCCGACTCATAGCTTTGGAGTTCGACCTCGAAGGTATGCGTGACGCCGTTCGGATATCGAATGCGCGCCGTGCGCCTCCGCGTTTGCCCAACCGGCGTGTCGAGGATTTCGTGCAACTCGGTATCGCCGATGGAGCCGGGGATGTAGTTCATTTCGAACGAGGTCTCACCGCCGTCGACCAACCCGGCGATGAACTCCCGCCGCCGGTTCGGCGACTGCATGTGCGTGACGTCGATCTGATCGACCACCGCGCTCGGCGGCGTGATGTTGTAGATTTCGCCAAGTGAGATCAGGTCGCTCGGGGAGTTGCCGCTCGTCGCGATCTCGAACGAAGAGCCGTAGCCAAGCATTGCGCCGCTTGCAGGCATGATAGGTCTCCTTTGTGGTTAGCCTCGCGCGAGCCTCGCCGTCTTCCGGGCCACTCGCTCCGCCGCTCTCTTGACCTCATCCCACAAGTCATCGCGAATATTTTTTAACGCTTGTTCTTTTCCGCCTTCCCAAGCTGGCCGCATGTAAGGCTGCGGCGAAACATGGATGGAGCCGAACTCTTGCACGATCGATTTCGCCGACCCGCTTGGACCCATGAACATCCACACTGTCGTTTGCGGCTCCATGCGGAAGCCCTCGGAAGTGCGGATAGCCTTCGAGCCGTACTCGGCCCGGTGCAAAGAACCCTGCCGCTTCGATAGCTTCGCGCTGATCTCGATAGACTCGCGCAAGTGTCGCGTCTCGCCCACGGGCGCGTTCGTCTCGGCGCGTTGCTCCATGGGATAGAGCGCCTTTGTCAGCGTGCGCCGCACGACATTGCGCCCCGTCGCCTTCGACAATTCCTCGATGGCGTCGTTTAGCTCCCGGAGCCCTTCGATCTTCGTCGTGACTTTCATCGCGGCTCATACCAAATGCGATAGTCGCGGCGCCGAACATACATGATCGCGACGGCGTCGTAATCGTCGCGACCGTTGTCATGGAAAATTCCGCCGATGAGCATTTGCAGCGAATTGCCGGTGCCGTAGAGCGTGAGCCCTTTGTAGCCACTCAGCCGCTCGAATACCAAGCCCGCCAAATTGACCGCTGCGTCATGGCTCTGTGCCCAGCAGTCCAGTTGCGTGAGCGCGCCGACAAAATTCGAGTCGCCCGCCATGTGATATGGCGCGTCCTCAAAGATAAGGTTCTGCACAATGCTCGGGCGCTTCTCGCCTTGCGGCACTATCACAGGATAAACGCGGTAGATGCCATTGCCCGAATCGACCGCGGCATTGATCGCCGGGTCGGCGAGGAGGATGGAGCGGAGGCATGCGCGCAGATCCTTCATGGCGCGAGCCGCTCCTCGCCCGGCGCGGTCGCGTCAACCTCAATGCCGACGCGGCGCTCGATCTCGCGCACGTCCGTCACATCGAATTGCCGCCCGTCGAAAAGGATTTTGTGCTCGTCGGTGATCGGCTTGGTCGCTTGCGACCAGCGAAAGCGAAAAGTCGCGATATGATCCCCGACCAATTGCCGGTCGGCGAAGCGCTCGCGCCCGTCATTCTCGACCTTCTCCGCCCACACGGTTGCCAGCGGCGTCCAGACCACGACCTCTTCGCCGCTCGGGCTTTGCGTGATCTGTTGACTCTGGATGGTGATCCGCCGGTCCAAGCGCCCGGCATGCAACCGCGCCATTGTCCGCCCCTCACCATAGCAACCGGAAAAGCGTTCCGTCGACTAGCTCGGTTTCGTTATACTGCGAATAGGCCAGCGAGCGAAGCCAAGCGTCGCGGTCAGGATATACCGGAGACTCGATCTTTGTGAAATCGGTTAGGCCCATAGGCGCGGCGGCGCTTTGCTTGTCCACGAAAACCGGGACACCGAACACGACCGCCTCGACCGCCGCAATGCTCCCGTGCGTCACCAGCGCGAACGCGCCAGCAAGGTCGCGGTCCAGAGGTATTGTGCTCTCCTTCGGCCGGATGCGAATCGGCCGGTCGGTATATCGCCTTAGCTCCTCGGCCACGCGCGCCGACCATTCGCGATCCGCGAAGAGGTCCCAGTAATCCGGCCCGGTGTCCGCGATGACGATCTCGCGCCCGCCCTTGCGCCAGCGCACCACATGGCCTTCGAGCCGGAGCGCTTTCCAGCGGTCGTCCGAATACTCGCGGACCTCCTTCATTTGCGGAGCATTGATCGTCCAGCGGTAATAGCCGCCGTTGTATCCTTGCGGGAGCCATGTCGCGAACACGCGCCGGAGATAGCCTCGGTCCCAAAAAATGAACGGCCGCCCCTCGCTCGGCCATTCGTGCACCAGCTTGCGAAAGCGCGGCGAGCAACCAATGATCGGCACCGCATGGCGCGGCAAGCGATAGACCGCATCGAAGTCATGCTTGAGCACGTCGCCGCCCTGCGCAACGATCCGCTCCGCGATGCGATCAAACAAATACTTTTTAAACTTCGCCAAGCCGGGCGGATAGAACATCACCGTATTCTTCGGCTCTATCGCCAATGGTTTTGCACCCACGGTAGATGCTTGAAGGCGCGCGGCTTGCGCCAGCCGATGAAGGTTACCAAGCGCGCGTCGGCCGGGAGATCGAAGCCCTTCGGCCACCCCGGTTTCTGGAACGCATACACACCTTCGGTGCCCGCTTGCCAGCCCGGTGCGGCTTTCAGCTTATGCCACATCCAGCCTTGGTCGTCGGCGAACTCATGGCGCGGGATATGCTCGACCGCCGCAAGCGAGAAGTCGTGCCATAGCTCCGGGTGCGCGCCCGGCTTGAGCATGAATAGCGCGCCGACAAACGGGCAAGGGTTCGCAGCGTTGGCGCCTTGCAGGATTTTGAAGGACACCCCGCGCGGAAAGAGCCCGTCGCAATTGTTAGTAAGGATGGTATCGAGATCGACATTCACCAGCCGGGTCGCCTCGCTCTCGATCTCCTTGGCGGTGCGCCAGATCACGCGCCGCTGAAAGTCCGGCTCGAATAGCCGGAGCCGGGCAAAGCAACCGACGCGGCGCGTGAGCCCCATATCCTCAATGTAGGCTGTCTCGATCTCGTCCGCGACGAACGTCCGATCCGTGAAGCACAGGAAGCGATGCGGCTCCTTCACATGCCGGTTGAGCGCCGAGCGCAAGCGGCGCACATCGCCAATGTCGTACTTCTCGCCCCACAGCCATGTCGAGAACGTCAGCATTTCATTGTCCCTTCACCATCATAATTGCGGTGTAGTCGATCTTGTGCGCGGGCGGCCGGGCGCGATCCAAAAAGTAGTCGTCCACCGCTTTGCGCGCGCCTTCCCAGTGCCCGTAGTCATCGACAATGAGAATGCCGCCCAGCACCAGCCGAGGGTAGAGCGCTTCGAGCTCCGCCTTGGTCGAGGCATGCCAGTCGGTGTCAAGCCGAAGGAGCGCTATGCGCTCGGGGAGGTTGGTCGCGACCTTGAGCGTCTCGCAAACGTCGCCGACCACGAAGCGGCAGAACTTCTCATCGAGCGTGCCGGTGCCACGCATGAATTTTTGCACTTCATGCAAGGAGGCCGCCGCCCATGGCTTACCCTTCGCGAGTTTCTCTTGATAGTGATCTATCGCCCGCACGCCCTTCTTCTTGACATCGAGTTCGGTCGGCTCGGTCATGCCGGTGAAAGTATCGTAGAGCCAGCACAGCCGCATGGGCGCGAGCATGCGCGCGAGCATGATATTCCCGCCGCGCCAGACGCCGCACTCGACAATGTCGCCCATGATGCCGTCGCGCTCGATGCGCTTGACCGACTCGGCCATGGCGAGGAGGCGCTCGCGTGAGGATTTGCTGTAGCGCGCGGCGGTCGCGATCAATTCCTCCACAGCACACCTATCCCATTGTCGCGCGCTTCAAGCCTGATCTCCTCGTGCCGGTAGTCGATCTTGATGGCTTCCCAAAATTGCGGGACATCTATCGAAGCCTTGCCCGGCCTCGGCCCTTTCCATGAGATGTCGTGGAAGGCCACGATCTTTCCCATCGGCCCATAGTTCGCCCAGTCCTTCATAACGAACGGCAGCAAATGGTTGCCGTCAATGAACACGCAGTCGTAGGGACCATGCGCGCGCACGCGCTCGACCACTTCCGCGTCGGTGCTATCACCGAGCACTAGGCGCGCCTCGTGCCCTCCCGCTTGCAGGAATTGCACGCAGCTTTTGAGGCTCGCAATAGAGTCGCCGACCGGGAGGTCGACCGCCACCAGCTTGCTGCCCGGCGGCAAGGCAAGCGAGACGCGATAGAGCGAGCCGCCGAACTTGCTCCCGATCTCTAGGTAGCTCCTGACCTCCTCCTTGCGGAGCAAGGCGCAAAAGCGCTCGTGCTCGATAGTGTTCTGTAGAGCCTTCGGCTGCTCGCTCATAACACCGCCCCGACCGACAACAGTCGTTCGCAGCGCTTTAGCGCCGCACCGAAAGTCCAGTCCTCCTCGGGCATGTCGTTGCCCGCCGCCACCAAGTCGAAGCCGGGCGGCAAACGGAATTCGCGCCCATCGGCGAGGACATAGCTATTGCCGACAAAAGATACCTTGAGCCCGAGCGCCTTGTAGAATTGCGCGTTCGCGCAATTGCAAGGGTCGGCGTAATTGTAGCGCTCGTCCCTCGGCTTGGTCTTGAGCCAGTCGCGCAGCTTCCTTAGCTCGTGCTGATTTTCCCAATTCGGGTTGTAGAGCATCACGTCACCTCCGCTGTTGGCTCGGCTTGCAAGAGCGCGAGCGCATGTTGCGTGACCTCGCTGACATGGATCGCGTTCAATTGTTGCGCGCAATGCGGGCACGCATAGAGGCTCCCGCATGCCGTGGTCGGCCCGCCCGTCAAATTGCGGTGCATGTCATAGCCGGTGAGCGAAGGCGGAATGAAGCCGCCGAAGATCACCACGCCCGGCACGCCGAGCGCCGCTGCCGCGTGATGCATCCCGCCCTCGTGTCCAATGAACAGCGTCGCCCGCGCGAGGATGGAGGCCGCGTGCCGAAAGCTGGTCGACTCCTGATACTCGACACCGCGCAAGACATGCCGCTGCTTATCAAAGCGCAATTGCACAACGCGATAGCCGAGGCGCCGCAACTCATCCGCGGTCGCTTGCCAGCGCTCGACCGGCCACTGCTTATTGACCGCGACCGACTTCCAGTGCGGCACATTCGGCTCGATCAGCACGAAGCCGTGCGGCACTTGCTCGGCGCGCCTGATCTCGCCTTGGGAAAAAAAGAACTCGCCCGGCTTCGCCTTCCACGCCGGATTGAATAGCCAGTGCGTGGGCGTTTGCCCGATATGATAGCCGCGCCCGCCTTTGTAGTGCGGCACCCACTCGATATCAGGCGCACCCTCGGAGCCCGGCCGCGCCACATTCGGGTTGCCCCTGAATATCTCTTCGCACCATGGCCCCCAAATAATCCGGCGACCATCACCGAAGGCGGCGCGCTTGCCTCTTGCGTGCATGCCCTTTGCGAGCCCGGTCGCCATGATCTCGTCGCCGTATCCCATGGACCTTCACCTTGAGCCGGTCGATGTCAGCACAGATCGCCTCATACTCGGCGGCCATGGCGGCGCGCTCCTCCGGCGAGAGCGCATCCCACATGGGCATCACAAGCTTTGCCGGGCGGCCGAGGAGCAAGCGCAAATGGCGCACGCGCTCAAGGCCGAGGTAGGCGGCTTCTTCCGGCGAGAGCATGGCTAGCGCCCATAGATGCCGAACATCGGATCGACGCGGAACGTCTCCGGCCCGCGCCCGACTGCGATGGCGTTCGCCAGCATGGTGTCGAATAGCTCGGTGATATCCTTGCGCGGATGCGGCCGGTCTGGCCCCGGCCACCAATGCTCGCGGCCCTCGCGCTTCAAGCGCTCGCGGGCATACTTGTGGTTCGGTTGGGTCGGGATATCGGTGTAGTGCACATTCTTGACGTGCGCCTCAAAGATGCTTTGACAGCCTTCGCCGTCGCGGCAATTCCAGTCGTTCTCGAAGTTCGCCATGACCGGCAGCACGTTGCGCCTGATCTGGCGGAAGGCTTGCGAGTCAGTGCGTAGATGGTTGATCGGCGGGAGCGCCAGTTGCATGCGCGCATTGTCGAAGAGCATGCAGCATGACACCACATCGCGCGGCGCGCCCTTGCCGAGAAAGGCCCGGCCGTCCGGGATGTCCTGATCGGCGAGCTCGGCGATATCGGCAAGCGGGATCTGATCGCAGTCCATATAGATCGCGCGGCCTTTGAAGTTGCAAAACTCCGGGATGCCCCAGCGCAAGGCGGAGAATGGCGTCGCCCACGTCTTCATATTCCACCCGGCATTCTTGTAGGGATAGCCGGAGTACCAAAACGAAGCCGGGTCGCGGCTCACCATCATGTAGGTGATATCGAGCGGGCGCGTCGCATGCTGGCGAAGCGCGAAGTCGATCACGGCTTGACACTCCAAATCCTCATTGTTCGCAGGTGTGCCGACAAAGATGCGAATAGTGTTGTCGTCGTTGGTTGTCATGCCAACCCCCATCGTTCGAGCGCCTCGGGCACGCTGATTTTCGGATATGCGGTGACGGTGCTTATCGGGGAGCAATTGACCACATCGACACCCATGCGCGCAAGCTTCGGCGCGACGCCATTGAGCGCGCCGCGCCAGCGCATGAAATTTGATTCGTCCGGGTTGGTGCAAGGCGGGAGGTGCCGCCCGTGCCAATGCTGGCCGCCGAAGTCGAAGCCGATGAGGAGCACGCCGCTACAGCCCATTTGCACCGCAAGGTTCACCATCTGAAAGCCGCCGTTGCCGCCAGAGCCGACCTTGCCGAACTTCTCGGTGAGGATGTCGTCGCTTTTCGGCACGACCTCGATGCCGACGATCTCGGGCCAATAGGTCGTTGCCAGCACGTCTTGCGATATCCTCACGCCGCCGAAATCCGTCGCACCGCGATAGAGCAGCCACCAATTGTAGTCGCACGCATAGAGCATGTCGGCCCATGGGCAAAGGTGGACCGCATTGTTGATGGCGATCACATGGATGCGATCTCGCAACAGGGAGAGGTCAACTCCCTTCGCCGAGGCGCCGCTCCCCACCACCGCCACGCACTCTCCCGGCCAGCGCGGGAGATCATCTCTGCTTCGCCCGGTTTGTAACTCTAGTGCTTTGTCGAGCATCGTTGCGACTTGGCCTCGTTCGATTCGTGTCAGCAAAAACATTACCGCGCGGCGCAATTGGGCGCGCGGCGGCGAGCCCGCCCACAGTGGCGTCGGCCGCCATGGCTCCGGTGCCGCCGAAGCGCACCAGCACCACGCCCCGCATATTGACGTAGCTGGACAGCACGCCCTCGCCCGCGAGGAGCACGCTCGCCGCATGGCGCTGGCGCACCAGCACCGACATGCCGCCGACGCCCGCCATGCGAATGTCGGCAACCTTGGTGGCGCGCGCCGATAGGTTTCCCACGCCGGAGAAGGAGACCGCGGCGGTCTTGTACTTCGCGGTATCGACCGACATGCCGCCCACGGCGTCGAGCAACTCGGCGGCGGCGCGCTGGTTGACAGTCGCCAACGCGGAGAGCCCGCCGACCGCATCGAGCAACTCGGCGGCGGCCCGCATGACCTGCGCGGTGGCGACCGACATGGCGCCCGCGCCAGCAAATGTCGCTTGGCTCCCGAATAGCGAGAGCGCGGAGAAGGAGCCCACGCCATTGAAGCGAGCGGAGGCGACGGCATTGACCCGAGCGGCGGCCGAGAGCGCGCCTGCTCCCGCAAAGGTCGCCGCGATCGTTTGCACTTGGCCCTGCTGGACGACCGCAAGAGCGGAGAGCGAACCGACACCGTCGAAGTCCGCCACCGCCGCGAGGTTGGCGCGCGCCGAGGCCGAGAGCGAGCCGACGCCCGCAAATGTCGCTTGGCTCCCGGCCGCTTGGAGCAAGGCCGAGAGCGAGCCGACGCCGCCGAAGCGAACCTGTGCCGCATGCGCTTGCTGCGTTGCAGCGGACAGCCCGCCCACGGCGTCGAGGAGTTCGGCCGCCGCCGGGCGCGCCAGCGCGGCCAGCGCCGAGAGCGAGCCCGAGCCCGCGAAGCGCGCCGAGGCCGGGGAGAATACGAGCGCCTCGACGGCCATGCCGCCGAGCGCATCGAGTAGCTCCGCCCGGCCTTGCTGGTTGAGCCGGGCACTCGCGGCCAGCCCGCCTCGCGCGTCGAGCAATTCGGCCGCCGCTTGCTGCGCCGAGGTGGTCGTCGCGAACAAGGAGCCCACGCCGGTGAAGCGCGCGGCGCCGATAGCGATGCCCGCTTGCACCGCCTCGACTGAGAGATCGCCGACGCCATTGAAGCGGGCCGAGGCTTGCTGGACGCTGGTGGTGGTGGCGAAGAGTGAGCCCGCGC